GAGCTTATAAAATCAGGGTATCTTTTATCATTACCAGACCTTGAAAAGACCTTGCCTTGCCAGATCTGATGTGAAGGTCTGGCACCAATATGGGCTGAGGTCTCAACAAGATCAACCCCCATTTGCTCGGCTCTTATCCATTGCAATTTATTGGTTGTTTGACCAGTGCCAGTAAGCACTGCACGTCTTACTGCTACATCTAATTTATCAACATGACCTGACGGATAAAAGACTTTCAATCCACTAGTGCCAACGGATTTAATTGCCTGACGTATTGCCTGGTCATAACTCATCGCCCCAGACGTTACTTGCATATAAGCCAAATCAAGAGATTGTATGAATAGCTGCTGAGAGCTATTTGCCGTTGTTAGTGTTAGATTTCTGATTACTCCATTTGTCTTTTCAATTCCTGCCAAAAGTAACTGAGACATTGCAGGAGATTGATTTAATGGCAAAGGCTTCAATCCAGCTAATCTGTATATCTCGTCATCAAAAGCAAGCGATTGAACTCCAGCTTCTCTGAATTGTTTTGCAAGAAGTCTTTCACTTCGTCCTGTTAGGATTGATAGCTCTTTAATGAAATTCTTAAACACCGATCCACTTTCAAGAAGCCGTTGAGCCTGCCATGCAGCAGTAGAAGTTGGCTTGCCCATTTTTGTTATTCTTGCGGCAATATCTCTTATGATGGATATTTCAAACTCCTCATAAAGAGCCATAAATGGATCAACAAGAATGTCGAATTGTTCTGGTGTTAGCATTATTCTTCCTGATCTTCATCAAAACCTTTATCCATCAAATTCATAGCGTCTGAAGTCTCTTCTTGTTTTTCGCTTACCCATCTTTTTGCTTCGGCTTTTGACAGACCGTAATTGCGCATCAAAAAGATGTAATCAGGCATTTTTCCAGAAGTTGACACTTGAAGGTCTTGTTGAAATTGAGTATCACGATCTGACACAACACTATCGTCAAACTCAAGCATCAATTCATATTCACCATCAGGAGCAAGCCCATAAAGTGTTGCGTAAACATCCATTGCATAAAACGTACTGACAATTGCATTCTCAACATTCTTCTGTGTATTCGTAATCGTTAAATAGGTCTCCTGCCTGCTCGTTTTGATTTCAGTTGCAGTCATTTCAACCCTATCTGGATCGGTAACCAGAGAGCCGAATGCCAAACCTGAATTCAATTCAATACGTTTAAGAATTGTATCTAAGGCAGTAATGTAGCTATGCTCTCTCAATGTCGGTGATCACTCCTCAAACATCTTGTTCTTGTCACCTATTGTTGATGCTGACGCTATTTGTCTATACAAACGTTTATTGGGAAGAAATGGATTACCATCAACGTCTGCAGGCATAGCAATCGGATCAACATACATTGCCCGCTTTCCGCTTTCAAATTCCCAAAGGAAGTCTGACCACAATCTATCTGCTTGCTCTATCAGATCAACTGATTTTGCGAAGCAAGACATACCAAGAGGAGATGACATATCAATTGTATTTGCAATTGGAACTTTGAAGTATCCAAAAAGAGGTGAAGTAACATTCATTATTGTTACTTCGTCTTTTAATGCCTTCCAATCCTCAACTGAATTGAGAGGCACAGATCCACCTAATACATCGGGCTGGGAAGATCGGAAAGCTGCATTATAAACACGATATGTATTATTTGCGCCCATTTGGTGGTACTCAAGCCTGGTAAACCAAAAGTTGCCAATCTTTTTCCGATCCAAAAAGACACAGCCTGTAATATTTCCGTCTGAGTCAAATGACGTAGGATAAAACTCATGAGCCATGACATAATCAAAAACGATTTGATCAAGTCTCACATAAGGCTTGATAATAATGCCGCCAAGAGCATTACCCTTTTCGATAATGTGTTGAATATTGGTCAAGACCTTTTTGAATTGAGTTTCAAGATACACAGCCCTTGGAGAGCCCGAAGCCTTTACAGACATTTCAACAGTTACATTGCCTGCAATCTTTGATGAAATAACAGCAGGCAGATTAAGTGTTTTTATGTAATCCTGTTGTTTAACTTTCCAGGGAGGAATGTTGCGATACATTCTTGACCATAAGTTTATGGCATTCCACATATCGGTATCAATTGAAACTTCAATATTCAAAGCCTTTGCAATATCTTTTGTTGTTAGCATTTTATCCAACCAATCTCTGACGTTTGTCAGCATGTTATTGAAAAGTCCACCAAGAATGTTTTTTAACATAGTTCACTCACCCATTTTTCGCCATTTGAGATTTGTTGCGTAACGGGTATCGTCAATACCGTGATTGTTTTTGTCTGGAAAGGCAGAAATAACTTCACCGTCTTTATTGCGCTCATATTCATAATTTGTAAATTCTTCACTATGATGAGGAGCAAGACTTGGATCAATAACAATCTCTGCAAGATTTTGAAGCCATCTGATAGAGTAACGTACACTGTCTTGACCTTTTTCTGCACCACGACAATTAGCTCCATACTTGCGGAAGTCTGCAACGCTTTTCGGCTCTGCGCTATCTGCAATGATCAACTCCGATGGATCACTGTAACCGTTTTTCAGTAATGCTTCATAAAGCTCTCTGTTACTGCATTTCCAGGCTCGATACTCTCCGTATATATAAAGCTTTCTGCGGGCTGCATCGTAAGACATTTTTCCATATGAAGCAGGGTCAACAGCAAATCCCCAATCAAGACCATGAAGGGCTTCGTTGAATGTTGCAATTTCCTCTTCTGTAATCTTGCGATTTGTAACGTTTGTAAAGACCATCCCGCCAGAGCCGTTGGCAAGTCCAAGATACTCATGCTCATAAGCAGGATAATTGACCTCTTTAAGATACTCAGCTTCACGCAAAAAGATTTCACCCAACCACTCTCTCGGAGTTTCAAGATAAGTTGAATGGTGATAATACCGATCTTCTCTGGGCAAAGATTTGTATTTGTGCACCCAGTGGTCTTTTGTTCTTGGTGTATTCCAGCTTTCAAAACGATAAGCCTTATCACCGCCACGCAAAGCTGATTGAACAATGTTGCGGACGGCAGCTTCACCACGGAATTGATCAAACTCTTCAAACCACACTATACCGATGTATCCAAAATCAGGCTTGATACTTTTTATATTTGTTGGATCTGATGCACCTCTTAGGAATATTTTCTGATTTGTGGGAACGTAGGTTATCTCAAGGTTAGACGGAGTGAATATAAATTTGTCTGTTAATCCCATCACCAGGACAGCCCACTTAAGTTGGTTATAGATACTTCCTAAAAGCGTATTGGATACCTGCCTCATTGCCAATACATGCATTTCAGGATTGTTGATCATAAGCATTATGATAACCTGACTAACAAAAGAAGATTTCAGGCTACCACGTCCACCTTCAAAGCAGTACTCTGTATGCAATCCCATTCTGATGTCACGATAAACATCAGAAAAGTTTCTGCCTATCAATTCAGCAGGAATTGAAAAGCTTGAATTGGCATCCTCTTTTGGAGGAAGAGCTAAACCTGGTCTGCCCTCTTCTCTGCTCATCAGCATATCAAGAGTGCGTGGATTTGGGGAGTTGAAGTAAGAGCCGATTGCAGCAAGCGCAAGGGCATCTTTTGCAGGCATCTCAGGGTCTAATTTTGCAAGGAATTTCCCAACCCTTGTTCTTGCTCCAAAGATGAGAATAAGTTCACGACAAGTCAGATCGGTGTTTTTCTTGACGGTCTCACGCCATGTTTGACCTCGCACCGGTGCGCCTTTTCTGTTGATGCGTGGATCGCCTGGTACAAAAGGCTTCCCAACACCACCCTTTTTCTTTTTCTTGTCAGTGAAATTATCTGATCTGTTTGCCATTATATAACAACGTCAACTATCAACCTTACTTCTGGCGTAACTTTTGGATCGTTCGTGTCTGCAGCAACAAGAACAATGTGCCTACCTTTGGTTAAATCTCTAGGCATATATATCCATGCATCTGGACTGTCAATAATCTTTTGCAAATCAAGCGGTGTGCCATTGTCTGGTTGTGCATGCGTTATCGTGACGTCAATCAATGTGACGCCAACCGGAAGATTAAACCTAATTCTGTACGGTTTACCTTCCGTTGTTGATTGGGTTTGGCGCACTTCTCTTGACATCAGATTACACCGGGTCTGGGATGCCGATTATGAACTGGGTCAATGTAAAGGTATTGCCACTGGTAACAACCTGAGTTGCAGACAAAGCACCAGATGCCAAAATTCTGCTATTGGTTGCATCAATGAGAGCATAATGAGAAGCCGTCCCATTGGCAGTAACCGATCCATCAGTAATTGCTGAAACCGTAACCTGCCTACCTCCACCAGAACGGTCTGCAGGAGCAGCAATAGCAGGTGCTGATTTATTTCCCAGGGTATAGGTTGCGATATTGGCATAAGTCAACCCAGGGTCTGCGCTCAAGATATGCAGCGCAGTGGTCTCGTTATCAATAATAACAAGACCACTATCAAATACACGATCATTTAAAGCTGGCATTTTTCATCTCCTCTTTACAAAGCTCTATTTGTTTTCTGTGAATGGATTAACGCTAATCCTTCACTTTGACTGATAGCAATTTTCTCAGATTGTATAGGCAATAATGCTTCATCTGTAAAATCATAAATTGCTGACGGACTTTCAACAACAGGAAGATCGGTCACAATTATAACTGCTACAAGGTTATGAACTTGAGTTAATGAGATTGCACCAAACACAGGATTGGGCGTTGATAGGTCAACAATACCTAAAGCATGCAATTGTCTGAATGTAGGATTAGGAATAACAGGATTGCCTGTTGTGATGTTATTTGCATTCAGGATAGCTTCTTGCGACATTGAAGGGCTTTGCAATATTGGCTGCCCTGTCGTTATGCCCAATGCTGACAATTGATGTCTTTGACCGATTGCTGGCAGACCTAATTGCGGAGAGCCCGTAACAATATTGGTAGAAGATAAACTAAATGCACCTGTTGTTAAAGACGGATTGCCAACAGATGGATTTCCTGTTGTAATTCCTGCTGCACCAATATTATGTTTTTGACCGATTGAAGGTTGCCCCAAGATCGGTGTGACTGTTATACCAATTGCTGTTAAAGCATAAGCCTGCCCAATTGATGGATTTCCAACAACAGGATTATTTGTTGTTATCCCTAGGGCTGTAAGATTTATTGTGCCAGATAAAACAGGATTTCCAACAACAGGATTTCCTGTGGCAATACCAGATGATGTAATCTGATGTATTTGACCCAGAGAAGTTGTTGGAACGGAAGAGCTACCAGTTGCAATTGCAACTGCTGCTAATGAATGTTTTTGACCAATTGAAGGGCTTCCAACAGATGGAACGTCTGTTGTAATATTTGTTGATGTTAGATTATTCGTCCCACCTGTTGTTCCTATTACACTGAAGCCAACAATAGCTCTGTATTCACCAGCACCACTCATTGTTGTTGTGCTGCCAGAGCCAGCTTTAGTGCCAACTGCTCCTTGGCATTCACGGAAAGCTGTGCTGTCAGCTATTTCTGTTTGCCCTGCTCCTGTTGGGGCAGCATCAGCATCTGTAATGTTAAATGAATAAACAATACAATAACAAGTATCGTTTGCATTGGTAGAGAATGATGGAGTTGTTGAAGTACCTCCACCGGCTGCTTGTGCAATTCCACTTCCTCTAATTGGATTTCCAGATACGTTGACATTCTTAAGAAACACAACAAAGATATTTGCACCTTCAGCGATTGCGCTTGCGAACGTCCATGCTAATGTCTGACTTGTACCCTTAAAGTTTGACGGAATGATATACCGCCAAGCCGTTGAATTGCCAGTATTGGAGTTTCCAGCTGTTGCAATTGAAGTAAAAGCATTTCCACCTAATGAAGCACTTGAAAGATTTCCA